TTTTTATACTTTGAGTGTTTAATTTTCATCAAAAATATATTTATTTATAAATATTAGGATTTTAGTTGAGATTCATCAAGTAAAGAAGAAGTATCTTTATCTTGTTCAAAAATTAACTGTTTTTCATTAATTTTATTAAAGATATCTTTATTCTTTAAAAAAGTAATCTTAGGGTCTTCAAACTCAGAAAGTCTTGGTTTATTTTTTCCGTCGTTTTTGTCCGTATCTTTCATACGTTTAACTCCTAATGGGTCTTTACCAAAGTTATTTTCTTGTTTACCCCTATTAGTAATACCATCTTTTGGTCTCCCTAATTTTAAGTCATCGCTATAACCATCAGGTACATTACCTGGATCAGACATTGTTCTTCCTTTACCATATAATGAAGCTAAATCGTGAGGAGTACCATATGATTTACCAGATGATATAGGGTCATTACCCTCTGATTCAATTTGAGCATTTCTGAATTTGCGTTTTGAATCTTCTCGAACCATATCTCTGTATTCATCATATTGGTCTTCACTAAAGTGATAAACATTGTGGTAAATCCAATCAGATGGTACTAAACCTTGTTCTAACAATGTACCTGCTAATTCAGATTTAGACTTTAACAATTCAATTCTTTCCTGATCATAAATGATAGAAGGAGTTGTCATTGATAATTCAAAATTAGTTAAGGATTCATCTTTATACCCTTGGGTGTATAAATGCACCAATGCAATTTTTTGTAATTCAGAAAGTAAAATTCTTTGTATTCTATCAATTGTACGGGCAAATCTAATATCTTGGGCTGCTAGAGTTGCTTTACCCTCTGTATTTTCATCATAACCCATAAATGCCTTTGGTACTTTTAAAGCGGCAAACAATTTTTCTCTTAAGTATTCAACATCCGAAATACCATCATATTGTAAACCGGGTGTTGTTTCAATTTTTGTTGCACTATCATTACCACGAACAGGAATATAAAAATCTTCAAGCATATTTTGCATGTTATACTTTAAGTTATACTCACCGGTTTTTTCATCCATCATTGGAGTACGTTTCATATTATTGATAGTTTTCTGCATAAATGCTTCAACTTCATTTGGTGGAATAGCTCCAACATTTACATAAAATACTCTTTTTTCTGGTGCACGAGCAATTCTGTGAATTAACATCGCGTCTTCCATTAATGTATATTGTTTAAATAATTTTCTAGCGGGTTCAATATAAGATCTACCATAAGGTAAATAATTAACATCCCCTACCATTCTAAAGTGAGCCATTTCATAGTTGTCATATGTAATTCCAGTCCTATCATCATAGTCACCATTAGCCCCCGCTACATTATAATAACCACTAGATGAACCACCAGAAAAACCTTCAGGGTTCCATTTAAACTTAACTTCAGATGGGTTTTCTGGATTATACCCTTCAATTCTTTCAATATGATACGCAGTATAAGGTATTACATTATAAACACCAAACTTTTCTGCTATTTCTAACTTTAAGAAAAAATCACCATACTTACACATTTGTCTAACCCACATCCATAGGTTAAATTCTACATTTAATACATCATAAAATAAATTATAAAGGATTTTTTGTACATCCTCATTAGAACTTCTAATTTGAAGTACTTCGCCCATATCATTTTTTAAGGTTGATTCATCCGCTATAATGTCTAAAGAGGAAGCTATGATAGCATCTTGATCCATTACGTCATATTCAGAATATAACTGTGTTCTTAAATATTGGTAATTTAAGTTGAATTGTGCCCCATATAATGAGGTTGGGGCAGAAGAGTAAACTTTATTAAATCTGTCTACCAACGCATTAGTTTCATATTCACCACTAGATTGAATATGACCCGAATCTATAGTTTTAACTTGGTCACCACCAACGTTTCTTATTACTACATCTGTAGAAAATAATCTTCTTAATCTTGTAAATACACTTGTGTCTGCCATCTAATATATAATTATTGTTATAAATATGGTCATAATAACCAACTAATATTCTCTTTTCCATCTGGGGTGTTAATTTCGTATGGATTTTTTACATTTTGGTTACTACCATAACTCCCCTGATATGGTGTTCTATTAACAGTCATATTATTTATTGACTGTTTTGTAATATCAATTCCCCTTTGTCTAAATTTAAGGGCTGTGTCTCTAATATACATTGCCGTACCAAATGCTATAACTAAATCATCGTTATAACCTGTTTGTGCTTCCGCTCTACCATTTTTCCAAATAAACACCTTCATTTCTTCAACTAACCTCTTTGAATGAATTGTTACACCTTTATCTGCTATATATTCTTGGAACTTACCTATTATCATAGGGCGTGTTCTAGATGACATAGTAAAACCAGCTACCATTTTTGAGTGATCTTGATATTTGTCAAAATACGAATTAGCATTGGCCTCTCCACTCTTTTGTGAATAGTAAAGATTAGAATATTGTCTATCAATAGCTACTTGTATGGTTGCCCATCCTATATTAGCATTTTCTATTACAAGTAATGCTTCATTGTATTCTGTAGCTAGACCTACTAATAAATGACCAAATTCTTTTGTTCCAATTTGTCCTTTATATTCTGCTACCTGAACATTGGTTTCAACATCCATTACATGACAAGTAGAAAAATCTTTTCCATCACCACGAGCAACATCAGCTACTACCATATAGGACCTAGTATAATCTGCGTTTTCCCAAACCCATAAGTTTTGATCAGCTCCTCTACGTTCTAAAGGGTCTTTAATGTAAGTTTTTTCGTAATATTCCAAATATTCGTTATAAAATACTATATCACCTGAGGTACTAAAATCGCAATCACATTCTTGTGCCGCCAGTCTAGGATCACCTAATAATGAATCTTGTGCATCCCTCCATTTTTGGTCACGTTCAGGATGAACATACCAGGGAAGTTTAATAGGTAAAAATTCATTTTCACCCTGTTCAGCTTTAACCCATGTTTGATGAAACCAATTACCAGTACCATAAGGGGTTGATAATACAATAGCACCACCACCTGTTGCTAGGGTTTGTTGTGCTGATGCCCATGTTTCAGCAATATTATCAATAAAAGCTGCTTCATCAATAATTAGTAAAGATACTGCTTCTGAACGTGCAGCATCGGCATTAGAAGATTTGGCTTGTATTTTTGAACCATTAATTAACCTTAATGATAATTTATTGTTTTCAGCAGAATCTACTTTAAGCCATGAGGGTAAATTCTCCCACATGAATTGTACTTTTGTTACTAAATTTCTTGCTGTTGCTTGTGTAGTTGCTAGTGCTAATACATTCCGATCTTTATGAAATGTCATTAACCATAATGAATAACCTGCTGCTAAAGTAGATATACCTAATTGCCTAGATTTTAATATGGCACTATAGTCATTGTTTTGAAATAACGTTAATACTTTTTCTTGAAATGGGTACAGGTTGAACTGTATGCGGCCACGTTGTGGGTGCTGTATATAACAGTATTTACGCATAAAATGTACTGGGTCCTTAGCACATCTAAGATATTCTTGACGTATAACTTTTTTTAAATCTGACATGCAGTTATTTTAATATAAGTATTACCCCACCTATTGCTACTAAACCCGCACCACCTAAAATTTTATTTTTAAGCCTTTGTTTTTTAATTTCAAGTCTTAACTTATCGTTTAATTGTTTAGTAAATTCTAATTGAGATCCTTTAGTTGATAATATAGAATTAAAATTACTTATTTGAAAGTTAAGATTATTAATAACACTATCCTTTAATATTACCTTATTTTCTAATAAGGAATATTTAGTTGTTATTAAATTTAGTTCTTTTTTAAAACTATCTCCGATTATTAAATCCTTAATTACTAATCGTGCTATCGGTTTTTTTAGTTTGATCGATGTACTGTCTATAACGTTCTGTGAAAAACTGTTCAAGCTCATCATACTTATAAAGATCAACATTATTAACTTTTTCATCTGTTTGTCTTTTTAATGTAACTATTTTGTTATCTTGTTTAATAATTTCTTGGTCTAATACTGATATTTGGGTAGTTAATACATCAATTTCTAATGTTAAGTTCTCATTTACATCATGTAAAGAATTAATTTTATCATTCAAGGCTTCTATTTTACTGTTATACTCAGTAATATATTCTTCCTCATTTGAGGAGTACATATTAACTAAATAATAAACACTAAAAAATATTATAGCGAAATATAAAAACCTTTCTTTAGATGACATTATATCTTTTTATTATCTAGAATACTTTCTAATTCTTTTTTTAATTTAGTTTTATCTTTTAAGATTTTAACTAATTTTTCTTTTTCTTCACCTTCAGCTTTAGAATATTTCTTAGCTAATGACTTCATTTCACGAGTTAATAAAGCTAATTCTTCTTTTGCTTTGGCTAAACCTTTAGTTTTTTTAATATCGGATTTAGATGGTTCTTTATCTTCATCTTCATTCATTGCACCTCTTTTAACAATAGCATCATATGCTTTGCCAACATCACCTTTATATAATTGATCTACTATTTTTTTACCTAGTTTTTCTAACTGACTATCATCTAAAGAATGTTTTTTACCGAATCCGTCTAAATAAGACATACCAATATCTAAATAATCATAAAAAAAGTCTTCACCTTTTGGATTAGCTTCTTCTAAACCTAAATCCTTACTTAATTTAGCTGTTTTTTCAAGTTCTTTATTTAATTCCTTTTGATTTTGAACCTCTTCAGGAGATGCTTCAGAAAGTGATTTTACTATTTCCCCTTTTATAAACTCTTTTAATTCAGATCTTTTCATTAGATTTAATATTATTATTAGATTTTATTATAAATATGTTAAAGGCCAGTAATAGTTAATATTTGTTGAATACGTTCATCTGTAGATCCTGATATCACTTCTAGTTTACCTGCTCTATGCCCATATTTTTTTATTAATGTTATAATACTAAAATCAATTAAATCCCTATAATGTTCATCTGTTTCACGTACCCCATTATCTTCAATCTCTAATCCTGAGGGGGATATATAAAATATGTAATCATATTCTCTGATAAATTCACTAGCATATATTTCAAATGATTCTTTATCTTGATAGGGTATTGATTTAGCATTCATTGTAAACGCCATTACATCAAGTATAGTTCTGTCAGTGATTATATTATCATGCATTAATTCACCACAACGTTCAGCTAAAAACACAGTTTGTCCTTTTAATGTTGAATCAGTATTCAATGGGATACCTAATGACATTAAATGTTGACTGCGTTCTGTTGCAAAACTATAGTCCTTAAATTGTTCTAATTCTTTTAAAGCATTTACTAGTGTAGTTTTTCCTACACTCATTGTACCACATAAACCTATTTTCATATTATTTTTTTTTTACTAGTTTCTATGATTCATTCCCTTAGGTGCGGGTTTTTTATACCAAGGTAAACCAGATTGTTGACTAATTGCTTCTTTATGTTCTTCTTTACTCATAGGGATACCATATAAATAATATTCACCTTTTCTTTCAATACCCTCAGGTATTAAAGCTGGTCCTTCCCAGTTATGTAATTTACCATCCCAAATGTATGCAACAGTTCCATCTGCTTTTTTAAGTTTTTGACTTTGTGGCCAATCTGTTTTTATTTTTTTCATGCGTTTAATATACGAAATTAATATGTGGTTTCCTAATTTTTTAATATATATTCTGCAACATATGTCCCTTGTGCACCACTTACCGTTATACCTCTAGCTGATAAAGCATCGCCTACGAAGTGTACGTTAGGATACTTAGTGAGTGCTAAATTGGTATAGTCGACAAGTGGCTCAGGAGATAAATATTTTACTTCAGGTATATAAACACCCCAATCATCTTTAAGTGTTGGGAATACCTTTTGCATATCTTCAATGAAGTTATCAATGTAAGAATAGTAACCTTGGAATGCTTCTCTTACAGTATCCATTTCTGTATGGTCAAGTTGAATTGCAGATACATCTACACCTTCAGATGTTGTTGAAGGTTTACGAGTTGGACTATAATATAAACCAGTACCCTCTTTATTTACTTTAGATACTAAATCTCTAGACCAAGTAAATGGTTCGTCGATACCTTGAACTTCCATTAGGATACCAAAATTGGTCATATCATTTCGGAATGCTTCATCTTTTTTAGCGTGTCCGTTGTACGAATGATCTCCATACGTTTCTTCAACGGCAACATATGCTGCATTGTTGTTTGTACAGAAAGAACGTAATGATACTCCTTTGTCTTCATATTTTCTATATAATTTGAAATCATAGCTTACATCAATAAGTTTTTGAAAGTGTTTTTGTGGTGCTTCAAATCGGACACCAATTTGTACTGGTTTTGGTTCAGTTGGTAGTTCATATTTTTCAGCTAATTGTTTACCAAAGTCAATACCTGATTTACCTACACCAAATATTAGACGGTCATATTCAAATGTATGTGTTAGATCAGATTGTAGTACTATTACAGTTCCTGTTTGGTTTTCAAAATCAATTGAAGTTACCTTAGCTTCCCATTCAAATTTAACACCTTTAGATACTAGATAATCATACCAATTTTTTCCAATTTCGTGTAGGTAATCTGTACCAACGTGCCATACAGGGAATAAACGTAAACCAAAATAGGGTTTAATAAAATCGGGCTCGGCTACAGGGTTAGAGCATTGTACTTCTTCTGGTTTAGGGTGGAAACGTTTAAAATTATCTATCACCTGATCAAATAATTCCATTGCTTTTTCTTCACCACAATATTTAGATAATTGCCCTCCAATTGAAGTATGATAAGTTAATTTACCATCAGACCAACCTCCTGCACCTAGGAAACCTGTCATTACCTCTTCATATGGTCTTAAATATGGATCTTTACCCATATCAATTATGGTAATTTTACCTTTAAAACCATTGTCAACTAGCTTAGTAGCAGCATTTACATTTGCTACACCGGCTCCAATCATTACTACGTTTTTACTCATATTTGTCCTTTATTTTAATGCGTTAATATACGAACTTAAAATGGCGTCTCCAAATGAGACGCCACAGATATCTGTTTATTTTTTAATCACGACAGGCTATGAATCTGTCTATATGTTTTTTATTTTAGCAATTACAGCATGTACAATCACATGATGTTCCACAGTTACATACTTTACAATTACATTTCATATTAGTTTATAGTTTAAAGATTAGTCCATGGCATCAATACCAAATTCTATTCTAATTTCGTCTATTAAATCCTGTGGATCAAGTTCGTGATATTTGATTATATCTTTTATTTTTTCTACAACCATCTCATCAGTGTAATCTTCTTCACTGTTAGCATAGTCATTTTTATAGTCTTTGTTTTCTTTAAAAGTTTTTCCTTCAGGTGTATCCCCTTTATCTGCTTCCCATGCTGCCATGTAATCAGAAATAAATTTTTTAAGTTCTTCACCTTCTAACCCTACAATATACCTACCCATACGATTTGCTTCGTGTTTAGTATATTCAATATTATTCAGTTTAAAAGGTTGAACCCTAAAAGCTTCAGCACCTTCTTCACTGTAATATTTCCCACCTTTATCGTAATCAGCATCTAATTCTAACTCCTCTTCATCACTGTGATCTTGTAGGTTTTCATTTATTTTACGGTATAATTCCATTGCTTCATCAGCAGTATATTCTCCTTCTTGGTAGCTACCTTGATCAAAGCTATTAAAATCAACACCCATTTCTAAACGGTTATCTTCATCATCAAAAAATAATTGATCAAAACCAATTTCATTTTCTTCTCTATCTTCTGAGTTTACTAATTGATACATATAGCCGGTTTTTCCGTTATCGTATTCAACGTTAGTAGTAAAAAGAGTATATCCTTGTTCTTCGTTTTCGTATAGCTTACCTTCAGCTAAGTATTTTTTTAAATCGAAATTATCCATTTTGTTTTATTTTAATTAACTAAATTGCTTTCTATAAAATATATGTATAGCATCCTCAATTTCTTTTGGAGATGCATTAGAAGGTTTTAAAGATTTTTCGGCATAATTTAAAAAATCAGCTTTTACATCTGGTTGCATATGTCTGAGTAGAGTTGGAGAATTATTTAAGTACCATTGCAAGTTATGATCAAATGATTTTTCTTTAGAAGGAAAGTTTGAAAACCTATCATCAATATCATCATCCACCTCTCCACTAGGGGGTATTAAAGCATCTTCATAGTATTCTATTGCTGAATCAGCGAATTCTTTAGCTGAAACTTTAATATCTTCTGGGTCGGATCCTTTAGCATTATCTCTTGCTTCATCATACCAAAAATTATTAGTTACTTCTATAGATTTTTCTAAATCCTTACTTGAAATATTAGAATGTTTTGCTTTGATAATATCTATTATTGCTTTTTTATATGAGGGGCCTGCTTGTTCTATATCGGCACTATCTTCAAATGAATCAATGGTCCATATAGGATTTTCTTCTTCAAATAGCCTACCTTCAGCT